CCTGCAGAGTACCTCTGCAATTCATTCAGGACTCGTCGCCAGTCTGGGAAGTATTTGTTGATGATCTCCGCAAGAACTTTCTGGTCGTATCCAACGCTCTCCTCAGCCAGGATTTGTTGAACTCTTCCAAAGAAACTGGACGCGAGTACAGCTCGCTCTTTTCCTTTGAGAGTGAAATCGATGCAAGAGCATCGACTGTGCAAGGGTTCGATAATCTTGTTCCGATAATTGCAGGTGAAGATGAATCTGCAATTCTTAGAGAACTCCTCAATAGACGCCCGTAGGAGGAGTTGTACATCATTGGTTGTGTTGTCAGCTTCGTCAATGATGATGACTTTGTGTTTAGCAGCTGACGTAAGTGAGATGGTCGAAGCGAAAGATTTCGCATGGTTTCTGACAGTATCGAGGAATCGTCCCTCGTCAGATCCGTTGATGACGTAGTAGTCGGCCTTAATTTCATGACAGAGTGCTTTAGCGACAGTGGTCTTACCGATACCAGGAGGTCCCGACAACAACAGATTAGGGATCTCTCCGTTCGTTACAAAGTTTTGGAATATAGTTTTAGTCTTCTCGGGCAGAATACAATCTTCAATGGACTTGGGTCGATACTTCTCAACCCAAAGAAAGTCATCACGCATAATTATAAAGGAGTAGGATTACCACATAGAGTTGCACTAGGCATCTCTGATTCAAAAATTAGTTTTGCTTCATGCTGATAAAGTGCCTGGACCACCTTGTAGTAATACTTAGTGGACCCAGGCAAACGATATCTACATTTCCAACTCTTATCCTTCATAGGAAGAATCAGGTTCGCAAGCAATAAAGTATTCTACACCATTCAGTCGATTTGTAAACAGGGAAACATTCGACTTACTCATCTGAACTTGATAGTCACCAGGCAGAAGTTTCAGGTTCTCTACCTTGAGGTTGAAACAGAACTCAGCATCAGTCTCTCCCACCTGGACCGAGAAAACGTTAGAAGTATCGTTCTTGCGGTCACGAACCACCAGTTCAATCACCTCACCGTTACCGACCACAGAGAGGTCTTCTACGCGATACACAACAGCGGCACGCTGAAGTGCAATCAACTGACCGTCAGTAATATCGAAGTCAACATCAACAGAAGGCATTTCAACCTTCTTTTCTGGAGGCGACGTGATGACAGACGGATCAGCATAGAAGTATTTGGTACGAGTACGAGAGCCAGTTTCTTTGATCAGACAATAACCATTGTTAGAGAAGTCAAAGTCTGGGTTCTTGAACAGACCGATGACACCCAGGAACTCACCCAGGTCATAGATAGAAACTTGACTGTCAAAAGTTTCTTGGGTTTGCATACTCGCAAGAATGTTCTTGGTCACTGCAAGAGTGCTGATCTCATTGCCAGGTTTGATGACAATAGATTTGTTGATTGCAGAGAAGTTCTTGAGAGCGTTGATAGTGTTAGAGGAGATGTTCATACTCATTGATTGTAAGTTTCAGTAACGGAGGTCTTGTCGGAGAAGTGAAGGAGGAGCAAAGCATAGTGCAGGATCTTGATGATGTCCCGACGTGCAGTTCCTTTCTTATCATATCGTGATGCATACTTGAGAATATTACTTCTACAGAATGCTTCTGCGTCACCGCAGGCTTCGATAAGATCTAACGTTTGAATACTGTCATTACCAGACGAGTAGTGTTGTCCATAAGTGCTTGTCACATAATCACGCAACTCATTCAAGAGTGCGTCTTCATTGTATTTGTTAGGCATTACGCTCCCATAACATAACGAATTTGTTCATGATAACATGTAGTTATCTCATTGTCAACGGTGACAACGGTGTAAAGTGTTTTACCATTCCGATAGGTGCTGTTAAGGATCTTAGCAGCACCATCTTCGGTTTGGACTACGGTATCAGGCTTCAGAATCATTCTCCTCTTTCGGGGTAAGGTTTTCGTCAAGAGCTGCATAGAGTTGCAGGAAGGATTGTTTGGTGTCTTCATCGAAACGATTGATGCACATCTCAATCGCCTTCATCTTATCACCAAAGATCTTGTAGGCCTGAACGATATGCACCAGACGACGGGTGGAGATGACTTCATCCATACCACCATCGTAGAAGGTCTTGCGAATACCCTCAGACCAGTCACAGAGACGCTGATTGAACTCAGTGTCATCACAAATCTTATTTAGCATCTTCACCTCTTGTACGTTGGTGGGATACTCTTGTTCAAAGGTGATGGGGAATCGCTCAAGGAATGCTTCATTGAGGACGTTGGTTCCAATGAACCGTCCATCTTCGGACCCCTTTCCTTTTGTATTTGCTGTAGCGACCACCGTAAACCCTGGAGCTGGAGCCACGAATCGACCTGTTTTTTTGAGGTAGAGTCCTTTCCCTTCAAGTACAGATTGCAGGCAAAGGATCTTGTTTGAGGCGAGATCAATCTCATCGAGAAGCAGAACTCCGCCACGCTCAAGTGCAGAAACAACTGGGCCGTCATGCCAAGCAGTGCTCCCGTCAACAAGCCGGAAACCACCGATGAGGTCGTCCTCGTCTGTTTCGATGGTGATGTTGACTCGGATGAGTTCTCGTCCGAGTTGAGCACAGGCTTGTTCGACTCCGAGAGTTTTTCCATTACCAGACAGTCCTGTGATAAACATTGGATAGAATTGCTTGGAACCAAGGATCTTCTTCACGTCCTTGAAGTTACCAAAAGGAACATAAGTATCAGACACCTGAGGGATCATCAACTCAGAAGAAGTCATCTGCATCTCAAGTTTCTCACGAGCTTCTTCGATAGTCAGATCCCACTTGCCACGACCAACCTTGTATTGTGCAAGACGCTTGACTGCGGTCGGGTAAGACACACCGACTTCGGATGCATACTGGCGCAGTTGATTGGTGGAAACTTCGTTTCCGAACTGTTCCCGAATGTCGTTGATCTCAAAGGTTTTCATGATGTCGTGTGGTTCGTTGAACATGTATGTATTATAGAGGAAGGGGGGTAGGGTGTCAAGCGATTTGCGAAACGAATTTCGATAAGACCGTCTTATTGGTGCGGCGCTTACCCATATGCTTCCTGAATTTGGTCAGGATTTCACGTTTGGAATAGGTCTTAACCTCAGACTCAGCAGTAAAGTCTTCTGTCTCATCCAGAGATCCAGAACTGAGAAGATAGAACTCATTGAATCCAACTCCATTCAGAATAAAACAACCCTCTTTTTTCCAGATGTTGTTGATGTGATCTGTGGTGAAAGCGCGATCAGTAATCTGGTGAACGTAGTAATTCAGATCTCGTTTCTGAGTAATCCTGAAGCAAACAATGTTTGCATCAATAACTTTATTCACAAACGAAACCATATTGATGTTAACCAGTTCACGATTGCGATGATCCATCTTCTGAATGACGGACTTCTTGCGATCACGCATGATGAAGTTAGCATCTTTATACCAAGTGCTGTATGCAGTCAGTCTGTCATCATAGTATCCGACAGTCTGAAGTCCACTACCCTCACCATCAGTGAAGAAGATGACGTTAGATTTTTGAACTCGTTCCCGACGATTGAACTCCAACAGGATTTGTGGCACAGTTCCCACTGCCTCAATCAAGGGAGTTCCACCAAGGTTCATGTTATAACAACAGGTGCCATAACTGGCGAAAGCACATGATTGTCGGTAAACAAGATCCATCTGACGATCAAGAACTCGAGCGTTCATCTTAGAAGAGAACAGTTCCATCAGTCGGAATGTGGGATGAAAGTAAACATCACCTTCTTTCACAGAAGTATACATGTCTTCTGGTTCGTTGTCCCACTCAGCATCACGATTAATGTAAGCATTGGTAAATGCATAGACTCGGAAGGGAATCTGAATCTTCTGACAGAACCAAAGCAGAGAATACATTTGACGAATAGTTTTCTCCATGACGTGTGCCATAGAACCAGACCAGTCAACATAGAAAACCAGTCCATGATTCTTGCCTTCAGTTACAGATGTAACTTTCTTGAAGATATCATCATTGAACTTATAGGTATGCAGTTTGGAAGTGTCAAGAACACCAGTCTTAGAAGTTGAAGATCGACGATACAAGTCGGCCGACTTCTTCATCTCAAACTCTTTGACCATGTAATTGACTTCCTGAACACTCTCTCGCTTGTAACTGCGATATCGATCTGCCCACTTCTGTTGTCCAGTTTCAGATGTCCACTGATCACTCTTATCATTTGCCCACTCTGTAAGATGTTCTGTAATTTTGTCAGAGGAAACAATAATGTGATCGAAGTTCAACTTAGGCAATTCTACATAGATATTCTCTTGTGAGTATTCATCAACCAGTCGCTTCTGGTTGCGAGAAAGAGCCTCCTCAGTAATAGATTCCATCTCATCCATCTCGTAACTTGGAGTGTCAAGATCTGGATCTGGAGTTGTATCATCCTCCACCTCTTCTTCAAACTTGCCGTCTTCACCTTCAGAAGATCCATTGTTGTTCTGTGGTGTAGGAGATTCTACCTGACTATCAGAAGGACGTTGAGTGTCATCCATCTCCTCAGGTTTAGGAGCAGGTTTCTGAGTAGTCTCTTTGGACTTCTCTGAGTAGAGATCATTAGCGATATCTACAACGTCCTGCCAAGTCTCTGCGGCACTGATACGGTCAATCCATACCAGTTCGTTGTCCTTGAAGGGGATGTGCATAGAGGACCCGACTTTGAAGTACAGATTGATACGGTCAATCAAGGGAAGTTTATTCAGATCTATATCTGCAACTTCAAAGAAGTCTTTCTCATGCAGTTCTTTGTAACCACCAAAGAACTGTGACTTGAGACCAGGATAACGTCGCTTAACGAGTTTCTCAATACGAGCATCTTCAATGATGTTCAGGAAACTTTTAGGACAGCTAACGTCGCTATCAACCCATTCGTCAACTGGGCTGTACAAAGCATGTCCGATCTCATGTCCTACCAACATGGTGTAAACGCAGTCACTCATCTCCTTCCAGATAGGAAGTGCAAGGACACGCTTCTCCAGGTCAAAGTATGCAGTGGGGATCTTACGGTGCTCTACCGTCAGGTTCTCGGTTGCGAGAAGACGAGCGAGGTTACCTTGGATCTGTTGCTTGGACATCTGACCTCCGTTGGTATGTACACATACTACAACAGGACCCCCTGTAGGTCAAGGGGTCCAGTCAAATTTATGTCACATCAACACACTTGGAGAAGTCAGAGACCTTTTCAAACCTCATCTGGTTGGGGAATCTCTCGGATAGGATCTCGCCTTTATGAGAGATTACGAAGACGTTTGTATTGCCAGAGATGTCCTTTAGAATCT